GAATTCCTCCTGTTAATCTTTCCAATTTCATATTTTTGTTGGAAACTACCAGTTTGCCATGCTATTCTTCATCAGCGCAACCTCTTTCCAAGAACTTGTTGACGAAGTATATCTGACCTTTTCCGGTTACCTTGGTTGTTCGAGTGATCCTTACTGATCCATCCGGATTCTGCACGTTGCTTTCCTTTACCTCGAATAACCCCTGTTCAACATATCTCTGCTGCGGCATATTCTTTGATGAACCGTTTTTAATAAGGAAGTTATTCTCACGCAACCACTCAAACAACCGCTTCTGCCCTATCTGATAGCCGTTCTGGCAGATCAGCTTTGCCAAGTCTCCGATAAGAATTGATGTGTGACTTGTTGCCACTGCATCGGCAAAGATTTCTTTCGGTTTCATCCTCTGATTTTCAGCAATCAGACTGGTGTTGATTTCCTTAAGGCTGTTGATTTTCTCATCAGCCATCTTTAACGCTCTGGCAAATACCTGCTCTGGTGTGTTCCACGCCTTTTCCAAGTCGATAAGGTACTGGCGGACTGCTTTACCCTCTGGTGTTCTCTGAATCATGCAAATCTGTTTTGCCATGTCTACAGAAATGTCATAGTCTACCGATGGTCTACCGCCACTTTCTGAGGTTTCTCCCAATTTTGGGAAAAACTCATTTCCCTCTGTAAAACCGTATTCTTTCATGCGTTCAAACCATGTAGTAAACTTTGTCCCAATATGTAACTGCTCGTGCAGTTCTCTTGCCGATACTGTCTGTGTATCAAAATTGACTTTCACTAACTCGTCCATTCCATCCAACTCCTTTCTGTACTATAATCGATGTTTAATCAGCATCAATACTAATAATCGTTTCAGCGATACGGTCAATTTCGGCTGCAATGCGAATTTTTGTTTCCGTATCAAATGTTTTCTTGCTTTCCTCTGCCAGTGTTTCAATTTGCTGGTATAGGGTATCTTTTACTTCTTCAATGCTATGCGACATTCTTCTCCTTTCTACTCAAGAAAATACTCAATCGTAACCCCGAAGTAATCCGCAATCTTTTTCAGCTTGTCTGTCTTTGGCTTGCTCTTTCCAGATTTCCAATCTGAAAATACTGTAGGCGCAAGACCAATATCTTTTGCAACTCTGTATGTAGAAATTCCTCTTGCCTTTACAAGCTGTTCAAACTTCTGATACATTTAAACACTCCTTTCCCTTGAAATTAGTTAGAATATTCTATATAATTTTCTTGTAACATTTTGTGAATGGAGGTGATAATCATGAATGCTTATCGCACCATAACTGGCTATTGCCAGACACAAAAGATAACCTACTCCGTTGTTCTTAATTGCATAGATGCCGGAGATGGAAGTTACTTAAAGGGTACTGTTCAATGTAACTATGTAAAATACGGTGGTTCGTGTGAACAATGCTCCTTGTGGAATAATTATCCAGAAAATTTCCGCTAATTCTGTAAGAGCCGAGCAATCGGCTCTTACAGTTTTTAAAATATTCTAACTTTTTATTGCAAATAGTTAGGAAATCCGTTATAATATGTTTCGGTCAAGAAAAAATAAACGGTTCCATTTTTTTAATTATGAAATCGCAACCGTTTTATTAAAAACTATTTATGATTTCATAACTATGGTTATATAGTATACTTCCATAGTCTATTTGTCAAGCATTTTTATTTATGATTTCATAACTATTTTTTATTTGGAGGGAATATGTACGAAATATTTTTGAAACTGCTTGAAGAAAAAGGCGTATCTGCATACAAGGTTGGAAAAGCAACTGGAATAGCCGGTTCTACTTTTACTGATTGGAAAACTGGCAGAAGTGCTCCAAAACAAGACAAATTACAGAAGATAGCTGATTACTTTGGAGTAACACTTGATTATCTTATGACTGGAGAAGAGCAAAACTCTCCGTATTCTGATGATATGGCTGATTTGTTTGTAGAAATATCAAGAAGTAATGATGTTAATAGAATAAAAAGACTTTTGTCTTATTATATGGATTTGAATGAACGTGAGAAAGATTCCGTTGACAGTATTGTAGAATCTCTTTCAAATAAAGATAATCCAAAAAAGAACGGTTAATCCCGTTCTTTTTCCATGCCGCTAATAAGTCTGTAATAAAACCTCAATCGTGTTTTATCCATTTTGGAAATCATTTCAAATATGTATTTTTTATATTCTTCCTCGCTAAAATCTGCAACATTTTTCTCTTTGTCTTCCCCCATTTTATTCTCCTCCAATCTCTGCAACCGATAATGTTAATGTCATTATAGAACGTACGTTCTTTGCAGTCAACCCCATACAAAAAAATTACCATTATTTACCAGTAACATTTGAGAGGGCAATGAATCGCCAAACATCGCCCTCTCTCCAGAACTTGAAGTGCCCTTATCGGACAATTTTATTTTACAAATTTTGCCAGCATTATTCAAATCATTTCGGTCGCAAGTTTCGACATAAATCGTCTGATTTGTCACTTTGGGTCAACAAAAACGTCTGGGTTTTGAACAGATATAAAACACTGCTTATGCAGGTTTGTGCCAAACATGTTTAGACTCCAATACTAAAGAAATGTACCTGCACACGAGTCGCCAACGTAGCTGCCCCTCTATTCTTCACAGCCATATTGTACCCCTCCATGTTGCCGGTAAAGTTCAACGAGTTACCCGAGCAATTTATTATATAAATATATCCGCCATTCTGATACTCGCTCGGGATTGCCTGGTAAAATTCCCCGCCCGCTGCCAACGTAATCTCCTGTTCATATAAGCCCACATATCGAGCCGCCTTTGCCATTCTTGCATCCGTCTCCGTTTTCGTGTAATATCTAGCATCATGATAATGCACGGCATTGGCTTTATTTTCGGATAAATATTTTCCCATCCGTGCAGATAAACAATCTGTACTGCTTGTAGATGTAAGATTATCCTGCACCGGTCGCCATGTATCCGTCGGTATCGTGGGTTTATTGCTTAAATCATTATAGCTACCTGAAAAAGCCACTGGCTTAAGATCAGACAGCCACTTTGCAATCTTACTAAATAGCGCAGACAACTTCTCTCCAGTGGTTATGTTGGCGCGCTCCGCCGCCGCCGAAAAAGTCACCGTCGTGTCCGAAGCATCCCCCTCCTCGGCTACTGCCCCAACATCCGCCGCCGACAGACTTACGTTTCCACGGTGGTAGGCTACCTCCTTTGCACCCTTGACCCCCGTCACCGGAGTACCCGCCAGAACATCCCACTTTCCGTCTGACGTTTTGTAGATATTCGCGCCGGCGGGAACTGCATTGCCGGAGCCCTCTTTAAAATCGTCCGTGGTCGTAAATTCATCCGAAATATTGTACATCCATCCTGCATTGACATCCGGAAGCGCCGGAAGATCTGCAAAAGCCACCGTGCCATGCGGCTGCAATCCACCTTTTAGTCCCTCTGATACGTCTTTTGCCTGCTGATAATAATATTTAGCATTATCAGAGTCCTCTCCCTCCCGGCTGCCGGTACCGCCAACGGCATAACTCTGTGCTTTGGTTGCACTATCTGCTGCAGATTCTGCTTTTCCGATAATTTCTGTTGCTTTTCGTGTGGCAATATCGGCTTTCTCACTAGCTGTAATTGCTGATTCACTGGCGGATGTTGCCGCCGCTGTCGCGGTCTGTGCTGATTCAACAGCTGAATCTCTGCTTGATTTTGCCACATTCTCAGATGCCTTTGCATTAGATTCTGATTGTGCCGCTGCCGCCGCACTTGTCTGTGCATTGCTTTTGGATGTTGCCGCCGCTGTCGCACTATCCTGCGCCTCTGTTGCCGCACTTCTTGCATTATCCTCGGATGTTGCAGCATTTCTTGCGCTTGTTTGCGCCTTTGCAACCTCTACTTTGACCTTTGCAAGATAGTTTGGTTCCAGATGTTCTTCTTTGATGCTTCCCTCTTTTACGATAGCTGACACCTTGCCGTCTGTATCGATGATAAATGCTACTGTATCCGTGTCTAAAAATTCATACTGCGTAATCAGCGCCGATAAATCTATGTACTGCTTCGTGCCATCGATCAGAGTCAGTATAATCTGCTGTGTAGTCGGGTTATAAGTAAAGTTGACAGCAATTTTCTCCATCTGTGTGTCAATGGTAACCCTAGAGCCATTTTTCTTCGTAATGGTAATAATTCCTGTAGATTCCTCAAATGTCACATCTGATACAAGTGTAGCAACCTCTGTTTTTGTTGCCTTGGTTGTGTCAAGCGTAATCACACGGTCGTCAATGGTATCTGTGGCACTGTCCAAACTGTTGAGATTCGCTTCATTCAAAGGCGTAGCATCGCTTGGGTAATTCTCCCAGTTGATACGGTTATATGCTTTATTCATGATCCTCGCTCTCCTTTTTAAGATTTTCCTGCATCTGCTCCCGCTCGGCGATAACGTGCCGGTTTGCTTCCGCTTCTACCTGGTGCAAAATATCCTTAATCACCAAATGTTTTACTTCAATTGGAACATCACTGCTTGCATTGATAAAATTGATAATGTCATTCTCAAACTCACGAATTTTTGCATTGACCATTTTCTCATCCTACTTTCTTTTTTAATTCTTCTAGTGCCTCTTGCTGTAACTGTACTGTAGCGATCAGATCAGCGATCAGTTCCGTTTTGTCAAGTGCATAATAGGTATTGCCATCCGGATCTGGATTCTCAGAGCAAATCGCCCAGTCTTCATCTCCAATCGCAGTCAGTACCTCCTGTGCAATCAGACCATGCCGGTAATGTCCGTTTTGGTCGTAGTTATAAACAAATCTGCAAGGGCGCAAGGACTGTATAAGCGCGGTGCTCTTTTCTCTGTCAAGGGATTCTACCCCGTGCTTTAGTCGCTTGTCAGAATAAGATTCCCATCCATAGGACGATATTCCTTTTCCGCTTGAGAGCATTTGTGCTATGGTGTTTGCCGACGTGTCGCGCACCGTGACATCAGAGTAACTTGCCGTGAGTTCACGCGTATCTGCCGCCGACCGCAAACCATCTGTTCCCATCTGCACAAGAGTTCCTTCCCGTTTCAATTCAACCAAGTTGTCCGTACTCTCTGTCGCGTCAATATGCACATACCCACCGGTCATCTCCACAGATCCCCTGAGTTCCAACAAATCAGCTCTAATCTTTAATCCCTCTGCTGACTGGTTAATTTCCGAAACGACACTGTCCCGGGAAACTTTGCTTGTGATCCCCTCTGCATTGACCTGTATTGCCGCCGCAAGCTGTCCTTCTTTTTCCGTTGCCCGGCTGACCTCTGCAGTAATGCTCTCTGCCGTCTGGGTAATCTTACTGGATAGTGTGCCCTCGGCGCTCGTTGCACGGTTGACCTCTGCAGTAATGCTACTCGCATTCTGGGTAATCCTTGATGATAACCCATCTGTGGTATTTTTTACCTCTGCCCGGATTTCTGATGCTGTCTGTGTAATCTGTGACTGCAAGCCTTTTTCCACATCAACAATCGTTGACTTCGTTTCCTCGATTGACCGTTCCAGAGTGTTGCTCTTGCCTTTCAGCTGCAATATGCTCCGCTGTATTCCGTTGACCTTACTTGTCCGGTACTCTTCCCCGTCCGCTTCCAGATCGTCACGCAAAGCCTGTATGCCTTTCAGCGTGCGCTTTAGGATGTAAGTCTCGATCAGTTCATATTTTGTGGTCAGCCGTACCGCATCTCCGACCTCAAGGCATGGATTTCCTTTACAGTCAGCACTAAATGGTCTGTATATAATTCCTTTTATCTTTGATAACGTTTTTTCTCCAATTTTGTTTAATTCCTTTGTTTCCTTCCCATAAACAAGGAAATTTCCCTCGATCACATAAGTGTTTCCGCCATCACCTACAATTACTCCTATATCATTCTCTTTTTCGCGAATTTGCAGTTTGTCAATCGTTCTGACAATATAATCTTCATATTGCGCTGAAATGTACTGGCTTTTACTTATGCTGGTGCTCTTTGGATTTCTAGGGTAAAGATCATCCGCCGGGTAAAGATCATTCGCCGGATAAAGCCCCTGCATCTCTTGCGTTAAGTACACATAGCGAAACTTTCCATCTCGCCCGATATTTCCCATGCAACCGTTAATTTCAAGTATACAAGACAAAACCTCTTTTCCGCTCATGGCTTCGCCTATCGTGCTTTTCTCTGCGGTATCTGAACTTCCGCTACTTGATGCTGTAACTTCTACAGTTTTTTCAATAATCATTTCATCATTTACAAGAGATACTTCTTCCTGTTCCACTCCAAAATGATTAAAAAAGCTATCTCTGAATTGTTTGAGCGTTACCGTGCTATCTTTTTGTGGAAGTATCTGATTGTACCAATCAGCAACATCAGATGATAAAATATCATACAAAGCATCGTAAGCTACCACATCCCGGCACGTCCGATCTGCCGTAGGTGTGTCAGAATAAACCTTGTATCTTCCTATTTGAAATGGTTTATCTTCGTGACCATCAAGAGTCATCTTTGCAGTCAACCACTTTCCTTTCATTGGCAAGAATACATTGGACACCGTGAATTTAATCATACCTGCTTCGCATGCCCCGAATGTTAATTCAGATTCCGAACACAAGCTTTCTGTCAATTCAATTTTTTCTTGGTGTAGTTCGGTGTTTGTAATATTGATTTTTCCATCATCAGATACGATGTTTAACTGTTTGTCTATGCTGTCCTTAAAAAACAGGCTTGAATATTGGTAATCAACCATCGTATACACCCCCTATAAATGTCAGTCTTACAGAGTTGTAATGAATTTGACCTCCATAAGTTCCGTATATTGTAGGTTGAAAATCTGCCATATAGCCGTACTGTGTTACATAATCGTCATATTCCGGGATGTACGCTGTGATATAGCAGGCTCTTCCGGTTGCATTGGCAAACTGCTGACGGATTTTACTTATAATGGCATTAAATTCCGTGTTTGTAAGCATAGACCGTGTTTCAAACTCAACTTTTAACGCCTTTAATTCCACGGCATTTCTATGTAAATAGCCGTTAGCGTCCGTATAATCATCTAAGTCCTGCATATTCACATATGGGCTATATGTCTCCGGTTTCATAAAAGACATTGGAACTGTGTAATTCCCAATCTTTAACAGCCATCCGCTGTACGCCATGTTTCCACCACCTAACTGTTTTGGTTTGCGGCTGTCTCAAATGACAGTCGGTAAAATGGGTATAAAAATAGCACCTACCAGTTTGATAGATGCCACTTCTTTTTCTTAATCTATTTTTTAATTACTTCAATATTGGGCGCTTTAATCACAATTTTCTCTGGCGTGTGAGTTACTTCCGCGTTTCCATATGTAATCTTGATTTCCTGTTTTTCCATATATACCTCCTATTGAATTTAAAAATGAAAAGAAGCGCATCTCTGCGCTCCCTCTTATATACCCGCTTTCCCCAGCCTTTCCCAATCTGCATCCCTAGTACATTCATCCTTTTTCTTCAATAAGTTTTCGTTCTCTTTTTCCAGTTTTTCTATTTTTATTTCCAATTTCTTTTTCTCTTTTTTCAATGCAATATTCTCTTTTTCCAAATCGTCCGCACGAATAAGCGCGTTTGACTCCCGATTAAAAAGATCAGTATTGTGCGCCTTTAATGCATCTTTTTCTTTATTTAACTCTCTTATTTCCCATTTGTAATTCTTTTTATCTTGCGTCATCTTAATTTTCAATTCTTCTATCGTTTGATGTGCTTTATTCAACTTCTTTTTGCACTCATTTAGTTCTGATTCAGACTCCCTATTCTCCATCGTAATTCTCCACATATTAAATCCAAATTTATATGAAAGTGTAGCCACAATCATTACATATAATTTTATTTATTTCATATGTTTGATCTTTTCTCAAAATCTTTTCCTTTTTATTTACTAAAGTAAACGGTTTAAATGGATTTAGATTTGCAGTGTATCTTGTCTTTGTTTTGCCTGGTACAAATTTCTGCTCCGTATAATGAGAACAATTTTCGCTCCCACATCTTGGACAGTAAACCTCTTTTTTTTCTCCGAATAAAGTATATTTATATATACCATTAAATCCCGTGTTTTGAGATCTTTCAACAGAATTTCTTAAGAATAATTTTCCAACACCTGTAATCTCTGGCTCTTTTGGGCGTTCCCACCCTGTATCATTTTCGTTTTCTTGTTCGTATGATTTATAAAATTCACTTTTTCCCGCAGACATTTCATTGTTTTCGTGTTGTTTCAACGGAAATCCGCAATTGATACACATTTCTGCTTTGTCTGAAATTTCTTTTCCACATTCAGGACATTTAATCAACGCCATGTGTTACCCTCCCGCCACTTGTAATAAAATAATTCTACCACAAGTGGCGGTATTTGTCATTAGAAAATATATGCTTCTCTTCCAGTTCTGTTAAAGTAATCTTTTGCATAATTGCGAGCGCTTTTTCCGATCTGCTCGGATGTAATCCCAAATTCTTTTTCCAAAATTCCTTGAAGCAACTGATTTTGTTGTCTTAGCAATTCCATTTCCTGTTGCGCCGTACTGTACACTGCATCTCGAATACCGGTAATTTCCTGTCCACCGGCAACCGCTGTTTTCCCTCCAACAGTCCCCAGAATTTCTGCCCGTCCATTTTCTCCCGCCATAAACATACTGTACTGGCTTGGGAATCCTCCGGCGGCAAAAGTAGGAATTTTTCCGAGATTTATACTTCCGGCTCCAACAATCTGCTTTCCAGCAATGTTTACCGCATCCCACGAAAAAGAAAGCTTTGAGTTCATCCAGTTTGCAAATCCGTTCCATATGTGCTTTACAGCAGCTATAGCATTATTCCATGCATTTTTCAATCCATCTGAAATACCACTAAATGTCCACTTGTCTGTTGTAAACTTTGGAGCAACATCTTGATTCCACCACTTATAGAATCCTGTGTTTTCCCACCATCCAGTAAATTCCTCCCACTTTTTAGATAGACCTTTTCTTATGCTTTCTCCAAGATTTTTCCATGTATTTACTGTAAACCATGGAGAAACTTTCTCGTTCCACCAAACGGCTATACCTGTGTCACTCCACCATGTAGAGAATTCCTCCCATTTAGTCGAAAGACCTTCTTTTATTCCGTTTCCTATTTCAAGCCAATGATCTTTAGTAAACCAAGGCAAAATATTTTCTTGAATGTATTCAGATGCTTCATTCCACTTTTCTTCTATTTTACCTTTTATTTCTCCTATTTCTGTCTGTATTGAGAGCTTTTTTTCTCCCCAATATTCCTTTACATCTTCCCACCATGAAGAAACATCCTCTAAAGTTGTTGTTAATTTATTGCGAACGGGTAGTTCAACATCTAATCCCCACCATTCTTTTACGTCGTCTTTAAACCCAGATATTTTTTCTCTCAAGTTTGGAAGAACAACTTCTGCTCTTAAGTCCACATTATCTAAACCATTTATTTGTTTCCACTCATCTATCCATGCTTTTAAATCAAAGCTACTTGGAACTTTTAGGCTGTCTGGTACATTATTGTTAAAATCGTTTAGTGCCTTTTGGTATTCATCTAAAGATGCATAATCTTCTTTTTTCGGCATCTTAATGTTTAAGTCAACTCCGTCTGAATAACGATCAAGTATTCCTTTTTGACTCAAAATGCCCCCACCATATGCATTTATCCACTCAAACGGATTTATAAGCTGCTTTAAGCTTTCTTGCAAATATTGTAAAAATCCACCATCCTTATATGCTTTTACTAGATTTTCTGCATCTTTTTTTATACTGTCTTTTCCAATAGTAAAAGTTAACGCCCCAACTGCAACGGAAAGTGAAATTGGGACTATATAAGAAAGAATTGACTTTACTGACTCTTGTCCAAACGCCGCCACAAACTTCTCACTAATCAGTTTTCCTATCGTTTCCTTAAGAATTTTACCTGTAAGAAATTTCCCTGCATACTTAAGTGCAAATGCTCCAATAATAAGAGATATTGTCTCAAGATCAATTTCACTCAAAAAATCCGTTACACCATCCCATACTTCTGACCACTTGATATTTCCAATTGCTGTTGTAATAGTGTCATATATTCCGTGAACCCATGTATTGATCGTTCTACCAAGTGCCGAAAAATCAAACGTTTCAAAGAAGCGATTCACTCCTGCGGCAATGGAATCTCCCAGATTTGTCCAGTCAAATTCTTCTCCAAATGACAATGCTGTATAAATTGCTGTGTTCAGCGCACTTGCAATCGTCATGCCGACATCTCCGAACAATCTTGGTGTAATAAGCCCATTAAGGAAATCTGCCAGCCCTTTTCCAAAATTTCTAGCCTTGGAATAAATTCTATCCCAGTCAATAGATTCCATGGCATCTGATAACGCATCGCTGATATACGCCCCAAGTTCCCGCAAACTTCTGATCTGACTTTCATAGTCTTTGAAAATGGTATCTACCTGTACCAGCCCACCGGACGCACCACCGCCGGATGCACCACCACCGCCGGAACCACCAGAACCAGATCCGCTTGAATTATCCGGAGTGGTAATCAGATTCAGTTCGTCAAAGGCTCTTAAGCCCTTATTCATCTTTTCAACGTTCTTCGCCGCCTGTCCAGTGCTGTCTGCTATATCAGCCGCGCTCCCTGCTGCATCAGACCAATCATCTGCCAAGCCACCGGCAGAAATCTCAAATTTCCATCCGAAGATTGATCCTAACGCATTGGTTACTGTCGTAGCAAAAGCAATAACTTTCTGCATGACTGCATTAAGAGTTCGCACAAACGGTTTAAAAGCGTTAATCAGTGCGCCACCGATAATAGCCGCAAGCTGTTCAAATGACTGCTTAAGGATTCTTACCTGGTTTGCCCATGTGTCTGATGTTCTCGCAAAGTCTCCTTGCGCCGCGGCTGTATTAGCCATAACATACTGATACCGGAGCATGGTCTTTTCTGCCTGCGTCATAGACGAAATGTCGGCATCTAGTCCTTGTTTCATAGCCCACTCTTTAAGAGTAGCCTGTGTGAGGTCAAGACCGTATTTTCTTAAAGGCTCTGTCTCCCCGGTAAATACTGCCTGCAGGTTCCTTGCAACATCAGACTGTTCCATATCGTAGAAAGAAGCCATATCTGCAGTCAGCTTTGTAAGCTGTAGCGACATGTCAGCCATCTTTCCTTGTGAAAATCCCATGGCTGTACCCATAGCTTGGAATCGGCTTGCCACCTGTTTAGCGGTCAACTCTGACATGCCAAAATCCTGTATGGATGTTTTTGAAAAGTCCTGTATCAGCTTCTCATAATTGCCGAACGTGGTACGTACAACGTTCTCAACCTCTGTCAAAGAAGATGATATGTCGATAGCATCCTTAATCTTTGAAAAAGCACGGAATAACAGCCAGTATGACGCATATAGTTTTCCAAATGCTGACGCAAGACTAAAGCTGCTACTCTTCGCCTTGTTCGCAGATCCACTAAAAATGTTCAAACTTTTTCCGAGAGATGTTGCTGCTCTACCGGATGATGCGCCTGTTTTTGCCAAATTGGCAAGTGCTTCTGTCATCCGGATGATGTTTGCGCTTACGTTAGGCGCTTTTGAAAGAGTCTCAAACAGGTATTTAAGGTTATCTGCAAGCAAAGGTATGTTGTTTACTGCCCTGCCGCTCGCAACGCTTCCTAACCTTGATATGGACGTCACAAGGCTACTCATGTTTGTCATATCAAATTTCAGTTCGCCGATTTTATTCATCTGGCGCACAAAATTCTGTAGTTGCGCTGATATTTGCGGCAAATTGGCTGTCGCCTGTGTAGAAATCTTACCACCAAGTCTGCTGATACTTCCTATCAGATTGGTCAAACCTGTTGTATCAAAGTTAAGCGCCCCTACGCTGTTCATTCCTTTGACAAAGTAAGCCAAATCGTCCTTAATCTTTACCAGATTATCAGTACCAACCGTGGCAAGTTTTCCGCCCATTTTTGATAATGCCGAAGCCGTATTTAAAATACCGCTGGCATCAATCATTTTCGTATCTTTCATTCCTGCAGCAAGATTTTTCATTGCCGCAGATATACCATAGAAAGATGATGTGTCTACATTTGAGAATTTGCTTAATGCGGTGGCAAGTGATGTAATCTCTTTTGATTTTGCACCCTTAAACCCTGTTGCCGCGTCAGACATGCTTCTAATTCCAGATGCTATGTTTGAAAGTTTACTGGTATCAAATGATAGACTTTTCCCAAGACTATCCAAACTTGATGCAAGTTTATCAATGGAATCACTCGCTTTTGCAGAATCAGCCTTAATTTTTATCTGTAATTCATCAATATCTGCCATGACCGCACCAACTTTCTACACATAATAAAAAGACGGTAGGCTGTGACACCTTACCGTCCTTGATTTTTTACTGAATCAAAATTTTCTGCCCTACATAAATTTTGTTTGGGTTCTTGATCCCGTTATCTTTCTGCAATTTTGCAACCGTTACATTGTTTTCTTTTGCGATCTTTGAAAGTGTATCTCCGCGTCGTACCGTATACGTTGTCTTTTTATCTGTAGACTGCACAGAAGCATCCGTTGATCGAATATCTCCATCGTTGCACCAACCTACTGCAACTCCATTTTTTGAAAAGCAATATGGATTGTGCGTACCCGCCTTGATTCGTGTAATCGTTCCGGAAGCATATTTGATGATCGCATCTCCAATACCAGCCGTGGAAGATTTGTAGTAAGAAGAAACCGTGATTTCCTCTCCAACCTTATGAAGCGTGTTTTCTGGCTCTGGCATGACATTTACCGTGTCTACCGCTACATACAGTTCATTCAAATCGACGCATCCGGAAACACCGGCTACAAATCCCTTTGAACTGTATTGCCATCCGTAAAGTTCATGAAGAATATCAGGCTTCTTATCTTCCGGTGCGTCCGCCGTAATCATCATAGGCGTACTGGACGGGTATCTTGCGACCCAAAACGGGCAATCAATATGCTCAAGATATGGCTTGATATAGCTGTTGTAAAAAGACAGACCCGTGTATACACCAAATTTGCACCCTGCGGCTTCAATGATCTTCTGATATTCATTGATAATAGATACAATCTTATCGCCAATATTCTGCTGGCACTTATCCTCTACATCCAGCCATACCATCACATTTCTTCCAGCAAGAACTTCGATCACTCTTTTCGCATCGGTCTGTGACTTTTCTGCGTTGGTTGCGTAGCTGTAATTATATACGCCCTGCACTGGAACGCCAGCTTCTGTTGCTCCTGTCCAGTTTGCTTCAAAATACTTGTCCGGCTGCAAATCTTTTCGGATTACTTTCAAAATGGCAAATTCAACGCCGTTCTCTGCTACTTTTGACCAGTTAATATTTCCATTGTACCCGGAAACATCAATACCTTTAATTTTCATGTGGCACCTCTTCTTTCTTTGGGTGGCTCAACTCATAATTTGATTGCATAATTTTGAGTTTTGCCACAAATAATTCTCTTTGTTTCTGAATTTCCTCTTCTGTCATTTCAGAATCGTTTAACAAACTATGCTCTGTGATAGGCTTGTCTACATACTTTGATTTAGCTTTTTTACCAGCAAGGCAATGTTCTACTGCCACCGATACCGCAGACAATCCGTATGTTCCAAACCACATCCACATCTCATTGTCTCTTTGCTTTTTATCTAAGTTGTAAGCATCCGCATAAGGCTGTAAATCAGCCGGGCAGGACGCGTCTATATCACACACGGTAAATCCATACCATTTAGTGACTAAAAGCCAGAATGGGCGGATTTCCGTGCAATATGTTCCCCATGTAAGTTCTCTCTGTTCTTCTACTTTTTCCTGGTAGTTTTCTTCTCCACTTCTTTCTGCTCTGCTTTGAGCAGTTTTGATAAAAAACCGTTTTCAAGTAACTCTGTTAAAAGTGCATTGTAAAGTGCCTGAACATCTGCATCTTCTCCGTCAAAGTAATCATCCAGCATGGCATATACTTTTCCAAGCTGCTGTTCCTTTTCTTCTTCATTGTCCGGGTTATAGCCAAGCTCTTCTTTATGGAACTTCTGCGCTCCAACAAGAATTAACTCTGGCAGAAATAAAAGGATTTCGTCAACCGCTTCCATATCTTCCATCTGGTTTAATTTTGCTACTTTCTTGATAATTCCGCTTTTCACGGTTGCTTCATATTCAAACTTAATCTGTAATTCTTTCTCTCCAAATTTTAATTTTGTCATATTCTTTCCCTTTCTCCCTTTTTATAGGGAAAGGGCAGTCCGAAGACCGCCCTATTCTTTTACACTGTTTCCTCAAGTTCCGATTCGGTTGTCTGATTATCGTCAGCCGATTCAACCGAACTATTCGACTGACGTGTTATTCCCCCGGTGTAAACGCCACGGCCGTGTCCATTCCCTTGTATTCCTCAATGGTAAGGTTCATTTCAACCGTCAAAAGCTCATTCTGACCAATCTCCGGCTGCGGTATCTGCTCCGGTGGCTGCGCAACAACAAAAAACGCATCTGCAAATCCTGGAATAATGGTTTCAAACCACATTCTTTTCCCATCGGTAAGCGCTTTGTACGCCGTGATAAGTGCTTCCCACTCTTCTTTTGTGGCGTCTGTAAGGTTTACCGTGATAGGGAATGAACCGCCTGTATCTGCGCGCCCCTTTACATATCTGGTAATTGCATCCTCTAAAGCGGATGCGTCGATCTGTTCCGGCTCAATGTTAATACCGCCAATCGAGTTAATTCTTGTGAGTTGTTTAAATGATGTAGGCTTTGTTCCGGCTGTCGCTTCTGTGCCATAGCCAAACGTAATTCCTAACGTAGACAATCCTGCTGCTGCCATTTTTACCTCTCTTTCTACCGCTAAATAATGCGGTTATCGGGCACATCTTTATGCACCCGGTGCATAAAAAATAGAGCCTTTCGGCTCTTTTACATCAATCTGTCGTTGGCTCCGATTATCCGCCGGAACCTTGCAACGCTTCTAAATTTTTTCTCGCTGTCGTTTTTAAACTCCGGCATTGCTGTGATTTGAAATCGCATCTGCTTAAAAGCATCGGCTAAAATAGCCATAATCCCTTTTGCATCGCTCTGCTTTGTGTTTGTAATGACGTCAACCTGTATTGTTTCCTGCACCGCATTTACGGATGTGCCCTCTAAATCTGACCCACGTTCAAGCCCCGGCATCTCGTGAATGTAAATGGTCGGGAAAACAGGGTCTTTATCAAGGTTCTTTTCAACCGTTGTAAATGCAGTGTCAAAATTCATTCTTTTGTATTTCTTCTGGAGTTTTGGTTTTGCAATCGTTACCACATTGGAAAAAATGTTTGTTTCAAGGTCAAATACCCACTGGTTGCCTGCCATTATCCGAACACCTCCTTCGCTGTCTGTGTTACAATCTGCCGCAACTCATTTGCGGTCAGATACATAAATGGTCGGCTTGGCATTCCCTCTGTAAACCACCAATCGCCATTGTTGTCCTGATAAAACCATCCATATCTTCCATCTGAAATCTGATGAATAGTTTTTCCACTTGCGTACTGCCACGAAACACCCTCCGGCAGTTTCCCAGGATAAGGACTTTGCTGTCCCACAATTCCGGTTCCAAACTCAACAAATGCGGCATGGTCTGTACCGGCTATTACCGCCCATATCCCGCCGCCCTTAGTGCTCCCTTCATATTCCGCGTGAACACTAGAAATGAGTTCCGATGTAAATATTGCGTCAAGGTCAGCAATTTGCACTCTGGCAATCTCTACGCCCTTTTCCGCGAGTTTTTCTGCCAATAGCTGGCACTTATATGTCAAGCTGTTTTGATAGGCTCTAAGCTCTCGTATGGCGTTCTGAACAGACTTTTCAGACAGGCTTATTGTGATTACTTTCTTTCCCATTCAGCACCTACTTCACATTTTTTTGCAATAAGAACAAATCAACCGTCAATCCCTCGTCTGCGACACCTTTTACTATGTAATCAGCCGAATTTTCGTCAACGATTGTATTCTCTTCATCTTTGTACCTTACATCTGACCGTTTCCATACCAAAGAGCCGACGCTCAATGGAAGTTTCCCTTTGTCCTCGACAATCTGAACAAAGTTTGTGGAATTGTCAACGCCAAACTCTTTTATAAGTGCTTCACTCAACTTATTGCTGATTGAAGAATAAAAAACCACAGGCTTCTCATAACCTGTGGTATACTCTCCGGTTGTTTTCGGTATTTTGTTTCCATCTTTATCGAGGTAATAAATTACATTTCCATCCGAATCAGTATATGAAGAATATTCGATGTTTCCATCCTCGTCCGTCACATACACCGGAACCTTTCCGCTCTGTAGCGAATAACTCATTTTTTGCTTATTGATCTCAAGCATTTCACTTCACATCCTTGCCGAACCGCTTCCACAGCTCAGAAAGCTTTTCCCATCCATACATTGCGACAAACGCAACAATAAATCCTGCAATAATAGCCGCCAAGATCATATACCATAAAATTGTTGTCTGTATGTACTGCATGTATGCCACAAACGCAGCGACCGTGATACCGATGGAAAGAACAAATACCAAGATGTCCGTCGGAACCTTAGAAAATACGCCTACACCTTTGATTACCTGTGTTACCACAGACACAACAAATGCCAGCGCACCAATAATCGCCAGAATAATTGTCATGTTAGCAATTACCGCCTGTATAATATCCATGATTAAACCTCCTTGTCATCATTAAGACGAGTTTCTATCCCGTCAATTCTGTGATGAGCCGATTTCACACTTTCCTCCACCTTTATGATCCTGTTGTCATGAGAATTGATTTCTTTTCGCATCTCGGAAACTTCATTTTTGATCTCGGTCGTGTTGTTTGAAATGGCATCCAACTTCATGTTAATGCGTGTGTTCTCCCTCACGCGTTCTTCAAGATCCGTGTTGTCTGTCCTTTTGTTGCTCTTCAAGCCCATAAAGACGGAAAAACCAAGCGACAGCACGCTTATAATGATTGCTGTTGATATTTCAATCGTCAAATCATATACCGCCTTTCATTTTTATGGCACACCGCCCACCACCGCTCAATGTGTGCCGCCTGCTACGTTTTGTCGACGCCGGCAAAACGTAACGCACAATCTTCTTTTATTAATGCCCTATAGGCGATGTTAAATTGCTTTTACAAACGGAAATACACCGACAAACAAGCTTTCCCTGTCTTTCCAGCTACGGCTTACGCCGTTTTCTGAATAACTTGCCATATAGGCTTCTCCTGCCTGTGAATGGTCGTACACGGATAAATTGACGATTACATCCTCAAACTGTTTCAAGTCTTCGGATATTTTTTCATCCGTGTAGCTTTTCGGGTAATTCCGCTTGCTTACCACTTCATTTCTTGCCTGCTTGATAAGCTGTTCGATGTAAGGATTATCTTCTTTCTGGTCGAACACGACAACATCAGAAGTAACACCATCTTCATCCGTAACGGTTTCAATATGAAATTGTTTCAGTCTGATTTTGACTTGTTCTAATGTTGTATATTCGTCCATTCTTCCCTACCTATAATCCGAACTGCTCGATCAAAATGCGTTTCAGTTCTGCCCCACTGATCTGATCTGCTTCCTCGATCCCATGTTCAGAGGCAAGTGCCTGTAAATCAGCAGTGCTCATTCTGTTAATCTCTGTCTTGGTGTAACCGCCGGAAGATTTCTCTTCCGGAACAATGTCCGGGATTTCTTCTCCTGCTTTGAACCATTTTCCATTGCGCTTTACCGTGTATTCAGCAACCATATAACACCTCCTACGCAACTTTCATGACAACAACGCTGTCCATGCCCTCAAAAGTAGGCAATCCAATCATTGACACAACGCAATGGGTGTTGATTGGATGATTTGTTGCGTATGTATATACCGAAATGCCGGTTTCTACAATAGAAAGGTTTCCGTCTGTTAAACTTCCGCTTCTCTCTTCCGGTGTCTTTCCAAAGACATAATCTCCAAGGTACACACCGGATGCCTGCGCCGAAATAACTCCTGTAGGAATAAAATATTTGGTAGCACCGTCTGCAGGGTCGATGTAAAGTTTGTCGTAAACTTCAATCTCGATGCCGTATCCTCTAAGATACTCTGTAACCTGCCCCTGCTGTAAGCGAATACCACCATTGTAAGCAGTAATTCCAAGCACCTGTTTCTTTGTGTCCTCCGCCTTAAGGACCATTTCCCATGTTTCTGTATTCATGCTAAAACGTGCAAGGGAATATCCGGTTTTCTTTGCAAACTCACGTTTAATCTCGATAAGGTCGTCAAGTGGCGTTGCTGTTTCTGGTGCAGACCATTTATCGGTATCGCTTCCGGAAATATCCTTGTAATGATCTCTCTTGTGCGCCACTCCATTGTCCGAAGTATAATCCACATAGTAGCTCTTTCCGCCAATTGTTACCTGTACTCTTGGAATACCATCAGATGGTGCTAACAACTGCCAAATCTGGCGTTCCGGCACTACTCTTGCCCCCTCAATAAGCATCATTGGTTTTTTGCTGATTTCTCTAAGCACCTGGTTTGCCATGTTGGAATTTTCTGCCGACTGGTAATTTGCATACTCCTGCTCTTCACGCTCTGTTACCATGTAAGATTCACGGTAGAAAGGCATCTCGTTCTGAATGTCAGAAAATCCACCGACGTCTCTTAGCTCTGCCTGCGCATCAAAATTGGATGCCTTTAAGGATACTGGAAGACCGTTTTTCCCTTTGATAAATCTAAGCTCAAGGCTGTCCTGTTTTCTGGTTCCAAATTTCTGTCTGCCTAAGTAAGGCGCAGAACCAAGCGTTTTTTCATAATTATTCCACATAACCACAAGGCTTCTTGCGGTAAATGCTTCTGCTAATGGTAATGCCATTCTCTAATACCTCCATTTCTTAATCAAAAAAAGTGACACGCGGTGTTGCTGCTTTTGCAGTTTCTTCCACGGTCACTCCGTTCGCTGTTACCTTTGCGCTGTCAATAGAACCCTGATATACATAAGTTCCCGGCGCATCTCCCATTGTTACGTCAACATCTTCCAGAAGATATCCTTTGCAAGATGCATCATTGCTAGGAAATGGTGTTCCTGCCTTTGCAATTTTCTTTCCGTTAGCATCTGCACTTGTTACCATTGTCTGCGGAACGATGCACGCCGCACCCTCATAAGGAAAGAATTTTAAAATTCCTTTACTCTGTGTAAAGTCTCTTTCAATCGGTTTTCCCATAATTTACCTCCTATAAAACATAATGGTCTTTGGCTTCTGCATTTTTTGCCGGTTCGCCAAAGCTGATACTTTCGGCATTTTCAACATCTGCCGTTTTTTTATTCTCTCCACCTGCAGTACCGCCGCCCGGATTTTCAGAATTATTTGCGATCTCCTGTTCCTTTGCCTGCGCTGCTGCTGTTTCCTTTTCGGATGTAATCTTTCCAAGAGCGTCATAATCAAGGCTTCCATCATCTTTGACGACCGTTTTTGCCTGCTCTGCATTGATTTTTAACTTTTCCATCAATGCTTCGCGCTGGTCTCTGATGGCGTTTTTTTTCTGCATATCTGCAATCTGCTGATTTGCTGTCTCTAACGCCTTGTTTGCTTTTTCAAGTTCCGTGAGGTTTCCTGCTTCCATTTCATCCAGCTTTTTCTGCAACTCATCTGCGCTGTCTGCCTTTGCCTTAAGCTCTGCTGCTTTTGCCTGTTCTCTCTGTACGGCACTGCCGTAATCAGCAATGATTTTCTCAACATTTTCCTCACTGATACCCATTGCAATTAACTCTTCTCTTTTCATTGATTACCTCCGATATGTCTTTACGAATTTTTGCGGTGCAACGACACCGAATGACACTGTTGTTTTTTACGCTCACAACTTTGCGAATTTTTATAAAATAAAAACAGCAGCCGATTACTCGGTAGCTGTCTTATTTTGCTGTTTATTTAATTGGTTTACAATTTCCTGTGCTTTTTGTTCCTGCTCTTCTGCATTATCAATTGTTTTCCACAACGCATCTATATATGGCTTAGACAAGAGGAATGTCTTTTCAGCATCTCCCCAAAGCCCCACCGTTTTAATGGCAATAAGAGGATGTATGCCGCACTCTAAAAGCTGATATAGTGTTTGCGACTTTGTATACATATTGTCTTGCGGGCTATGATTGATTTGCACATCAAAATCCCTCATTGACAATTTCAAATCATTGTCCTTAACGCGTATTACATTTAAGACAACTTTTGCAAGTCTCTTCTCTGCCGATTTCACAATTGGGTCTTTTAATTTTGCTCTTGTCTTTGAAAAATCCCATCCAGCCCTTAATGATACTGCTCCTTGTGTATCTCCTCCAGAGTTTTGGGACTCTCTGTTTGGTATTGCTAATATTGCCAAGGCATTGTCCCACAAATCATCTTTTGCCACCTGACACTGGCTCTGATTTAGTTCCTGCGTCATAATCTCAACATCGGCTTTGTTATCCTTGTTATTGGACTTTACCGTCAAAGCATGGCTCATTTTCATCTCTTCAAACGTTTTTTTGTCGATTTCACAGTTTACAAACTTAACCCAGTATTGAACAAACTGCTCAATTCCATCCATTCTGTTCGACTGCATGTTGTTTATGGCATCCAGAAGCCCTATGACAAGTTCAATGTCCGATATTCTTTCATGGTTGTTTGGGAACTCAACAATAGGAATGCTTCCAAATGCATGCAATTTCCATTCAGAAGCTACTCCATTTTGAATTTTGCATGAATAATTGTCTGTATAGCACAGTTTGTACCATCTTCCATCCTCGTCCTTAAGTTCTTGTACTGCAAGAACCGGTTCTTCCGTGCTCCGATTATAAATAACACAAGTATTCATCGGAGTAGGAGCAACAATCTGAAATGGTATTTCTCCATTTGCAATTCTCACCGCCTTGAAAGACGTTCCGGTTGCTGACTGCCATTCACCAGCTTTAATGTCCTTTTCCTGCTTATTTGCGTCTACAAGATAGTCATTCAGCTCATCCACTGCCTTATTGATCACATCGTCATCTTTTCGACTAATAAACTGGATTGGTTCACCGTATGTCTGACCTACTTTGAACTGAACAATCTCATACGCATGATTTTCTACTATTTTGTTTGTAATATCAGCATTTTGTACCTTTAATCGGTATAAAATCGGCTGATCTCCTTTGTAATACCGCCATAGGTATTCTATGATGGTTTTGTTGTAATAATAATTACCTATGCAGTCTCCCACCACCTTGACAATATTGTCTGCTGTGATGGTTTCAACATCAGTATATAAAATTTTTCGCCCATAACAGCCCTTAACAAGATCTTGGAGAGATTTATTATTCATAATTGGCTCCTAACTAAACGTCATCCCACTGGATGTTGACCGGATTGGAAGAGATTTTAATTCTGTTTTTCCATTTTCCGGATAAAATACCACTTTTTTGTGACATTTCCTACATTCCACAGAAATGTTCATTGTTGAACGCCCATCGTGTGTGGCAACTTTTCTTCCGCAACGCGGGCAATATATTGTTTTTGGTGTATATACCATAAAGTCCTCTTTTCTTTGCAAAAGAAAAAGCACCGGAGATTTCTCTACGATGCTTTTCTGAATTGTGGGAGGTGAAGTATTCAACTTTTGTTGCTTTCTTCAATTATAACTATATCATTTTTTCAATATGACATTCTATGACATTTTACAAATAAGTTGCTCCATATTTTTGCTCAAATTTTTTTAATGCAATTCCATGAAGCCTTATTGTCTGTCTCCAAGAGTAATTCATTTCGGTTGCTATAACTTCAAATGTTTTTTTCTCTATGTATCTTGAAAATAAGACGTTGTAAACATTTTCATCTTCCATGCTGTCTATCTGGCTAACAATCTTATCTCTTTTGATGATATACTCATCAACCAGTGCATCTATGTTCCGTTCCATTTCATCTATTTTTGCCTGCTTTGTTCCTATTTTGTCAAAATTTGGAGTTACCATTACTCTATCTTCGCCCGACACTGCAGATATGCTACAGGCAAGCTCTTTAAGCTGTGAAAGTTCCACAATTTTGTTATTTATCATGCGATTGATCCGACTTATCTGGTTCAAATAGTCCTTCGTTGTCATATCAATACCTCCTAAACGGATTTACTGCCGCTTCTACTTTGGCTACGTTATTTCCATTTGTCACTCTAAGCGCAAAGTTTGAAAATACATCCGGCACATCATCCAACTGCTTTTTACCGGACACTGAATATCTCTTGAGAAGAGACATCATTACTCCATATGGCTCATTTTGCTTATATAATGATTGGTCTTTAAATATAACGTGCTGTAATATCCAGTTAGAGCACTGGAAAATCCTTGCTTCCTTGTTTGTCTCCGTCGGTGTGTCAGTAATGTTACATATCCATCCTTTTTTTTCGACACGCTTGTTTACTTCCATTGCGACACGGTCTCCGCCGGCGTTTCTCTCAAATTCACATTCCTGCACTTTGTTGTTTGTCAAAACATTTGCTGCATTTTCATACTGCATCTCATAATCTGCCGTGTTATCGCAAACACAATCTACACAGTAGTAATCCTCTCCGTATTTTTGCAATACCGGCAAAACAAAGTAATCCGTTCCTTTTCCCTTTGTATCGCATTGACCGGTTACAATTTCTGGTTCTCCATGTGGCAAATTAAGATACCGACGTATTTTATCTTCCGGAAATAGCAATCCCTCTCGCTCAATCGGTTCCTGTTTGTAAAGGCATCTATATGATATGTCGTCCATCAATAATTGTTGATCTTCAAAAAACTCTTTTGTAAAACCGGAAAACTCATATTCAAAATTGCTTTCTCCTGTAACTGGGTCTACATCTGGTACCGCAATAACCTTTACTCTCGGATTGCCCTCGTACATATTTTGGATGCGCCCTATAACGTCGTGTACGCTCCATCTTGTGGCAATATGTATTTCCTTGCAGTTCTTACCGTCCGTGTCCTGTATCTTTCTCTGGCGGGCATCTACGGCATATTTATCCCATAATTTATCAAGGATAATAGGATTCATTGCTTCTTCGATACCGCCTATCATATCGTCAACCAGTAAAAACTTAGAAGCCCTTACTTTACCTGCATTCTTACTACCAACAGACGTACATTGTACGGATGGAAACGATTTGTACTTCCCGACATTAAACTGCTCCATTTTCGCATTTGTGCTTGTCACGGAAAGATTTGGGAAAATTTCATTCCATGTATATTCTTCTTCGTTTGTAACGATATCGTACACACCGTCATAGTACATTCTGGTAATATCACCGCTGTGTGAATAAAAGAGGCTGAAATCTCTCGGAAACCATCCGGCAACAAGAGCGTGAAACATTTTTTCAACCGTTGTTTTTCCTGCACCCGGGACAAGTGATACGCACAGGATGTCATATCTATCATCAATCATGCCTTGCAGCGCATCTATGAGTCCGATTTTTAAGAATTGCTTTCTTCTTGGCATGTAAAACCGCTCTTTAGGCTCTCTCTTCTTCTCCAAATACTGGAAAGCACTATCCACAACTTTGTTTTGCGCTTCTAAAAGCAAAATTCCGTAGTATTTGTCCAGAATTTCATAAGATACCTTGTTTTGGAATGAATATTTCTCTAAATCCCATGGTGTGCCACCTGTAGATTGAAATATAAACTGCTCCGTCAGTTCTTTCGCTCTGGCAGAAACCTTTAATCCATACTCAACATCCTTTTCCGTCAGAATGGCTACCCTTGCCGCTTCTTCCATGGCATCTATTACCTGTTCATCAACGCCATGCACCTGTATGTAATTTTCATATCCATTTACTGTGGAAATTAGGCTTGAACTTGCCAAAAGAAAAGCACCTCCGCAAAAGCAGAAGTGCCTTGACCTCTGCCTATAACTGTTTTAGGGTAGCGACTAACTCCATTTGTTAGCCGGTAATATTATTTTATTTTCTTATTATTGGTTCTTGCTGATATTGACAAGTCCACTCTGAAATATCGTTGTTGTCGATATTTTGTTTTGCTTTTTCTATTTTCTTTGAGAATTTACAATGCCACAACGCATAATTAAGCCTTGATTGCGAATAGTAAATGCAACATCTGTCTTTCAAATACTTTTTCATCTTCGGATAGTAAAACCACGATTTTATAAAATCAATAATCATTTCCATTCTCACACAACACCTTCCTGCTTGCTTCTCGTCAGCTTCTCTTATTTCATCCATAAATTTCTCCTTATCTACGCATAAAACCTTTTCAGCCACTTCGACACATTCTTTTCTCTTTTCGTCATTAGTGCATTCTCTGTCTGTGTTATATCGGCAAAAGGTCAGGTTGCATTTTTTATTATTAGGTTCGATAGGCTCTTGTTTATAAAAACATTCATAAAGTTTTTGCCTGTCTGCCTCGTTATTTGCCACAATAACAGGTTCATCTTCTAAAGTGGAACAATCTATAGGCTCGCCGTTTCTACCGCCTATTTCGCGCGATTGTGCTTCTCTAAGTGCTTCACGCTCTATTGATTTAATTACTTCTGCCATGCTCATTGTCAAAACTCCTATTCTGTAAACAACTTATGCAATTCTAACGCTTCATCATCTTTGGGAAGCTTTCTGATATAGGTTTTTCCGTTATAGTTCTCAAATACCATTGCTAACGATCGGTCTCCTGTTTCCAAGCCTAAATCAAACGCAACCGACATTACTTCTTCTCCTTCTTTTTCAACTCTAACTTTTGGAATTATCACATTTTCAGGCATTTGAAATTTACTCATAGTTCTTAATACATCCCGTTCTGCCACATATATAATGGCTTCTTGTATCAGAGATTGTTTCGCAATCAATAACATTGCCTTTGTCAAGACAAGTCTTAAGATGTTCGCATTTATCGCACTCTGTATCTTTTTCTCTATATTTTCTCGGCTTGTATTCCTTGAAATCCTTGCACTTGTAATCTAGGTCTGTATCATTCCCTTTGGTGCAAGTGTAAAAGGGATATTCTTCTCCTGTTTCTTCATCAAAAACAAAATCTTCATTACAATATTTGCAAATTGAACAATCCTTAATCATTTTTCGCCAACTTTCTGCCGCACATCGGGCAAAATGCAATATCAAAGTATCCTCTCGCCATACCGTAGTTTGAATAAATCACAATTCCGGGAACTTTGTCCCCTTTATTCATCATAATTTGTGCATTTGTCAAATTCGTTTCATTTGCACACTTCTGAATAGGAATATTAGCGCCGAATATTCTGTTATTATCGTAATTCTTGCAAAATTTACACATTTCAATTACTTCCTCATAAACCTAGGTTCACAATCTTCCAAAGTTGTTACTTCTATCATTTCCGGTTCATTTTCCGCCACACATCAACGCCAGATTTTTTTCTAGCAAACGCCGTACACAGGATTTGAACCTGCAAGCCTTTTACAGCCAACGGTTTTCAAGACCGCTCCCTCACCACCCGGACATACGGCAAATATAGCAGTATGGTGGAACTGCTATATCCGAAATTGCTTTTGCCACCACTTTGTACAATTTCACACGGACTTTCTACCGCTTACGGCAAGGTTCACCCCTGTCGTAAGTTAGCGCAGTGTGTAGGACTCGAACCTACAAGGCGAATAAACGCCCGACCGGATAGCAACCGGCTCCAATTCCATTATGGGAACACTGCATCTTGATGGTGCGATTTCTTAAACAACCAATCCATTACAACTGTCTACCACGCACCTGCCAAACAGTGTTTTTAGGGAGTTGAGTGAAATGGGGAAGAGAGGAATCGAACCTCTATTGTTTACCACTTGGGAACTGATTTACAGTCAGCCGCAACACCTCCAATCGTTGCCGCTTCCCCAAAATGCGCGGACACCTCACTCCATATCTCTGTACGCGACCGCGCTACGCATACAGTATCAGATCAGCTCGGCACCATCGGAACGGAAGGATTCGAACCTTCAATCCGGCTCTCATTGTTGTTTTCCGTGTACACGCCACTTTTACCAATTAAGATACGTTCCGAAACCGCCACAAGACGGTTAGCAATAATGTTTTTCGTGCCATGCGTTGCACTATCCTGTGTGATATCACAGGAAATAGGCTGGTGAGGATTTGCACCTCACATAACAACGACTTTCCACAACGGGTAACACCCTTAACAGGTTCCTTCATTGCCTTGTTAATTCAATGACTTGTTCCTAACCAAAGCGTGGTTGTTTTATGCTTAAGCGTCTACCTTTTTCCGCCACAGCCTAATTGTATTTTTGACAGCTCAGGCACCGTGGGATAGATGCCCGAACTATCAATAGGAATCCGCCTGTATTGCTCGTCAGCAAATTACGGGACAACCATCATCCAACACCAAGCGTTCTTCCGCCTTGCCGCACTCCGCGGCAAACGCCACCGGACGGTCTCGCACCGTCCTTAACAGAAACGTCCTAGTGGCGAAAGGAGAAATACGAACTTTTCGTATTCCGAGATAAGCTTTACACTTATCTCTCAATCGGAACGGCAGGAATTGAACCTGCGACCGCTCGGATATAAGCCGAGTGCTCTACCATCTGCGCTACGTTCCGTCACAGCGCGCATAGCGCGCCGTTTATGATAGTATTTTTGATCTTTTTATTTTGCCGACGTCCACTAACACCGAATAATTGCTTGCGCCGAGTTTTTTCTTGCAAAAACCGAATGCCAGTGGACTTAAGCTATACTGGATGCTCCGACTTCTCAGACTGGTGCTCAGCGTCACTGTCAAGATCCAGAACGTCGGTTTCTCCCGTATGTTTTTTTCTGCTTATATGTATTCTTCCGACCGTAGTTAAAATTTCCGGCAGGAATCGAATACCAAATATCGGGTCATACAAAACCATATCATCATCTCCACATTGCAAATATATTAACAAGAAACAATGCAATAAGTGATCCCCAGACTGCCACAGCGTCCTTTTCGTTTCTGCTATCTCTTCCAAGCAAGAAAAACGTCAAAATCGCAAGGGCATCAAATGTTGTTATGACTGTTTTTAAAATCAACATAATTTACCTCCATTTTCAAAACTTCCCGTACCGGACTCGAACCGATAAATGCTGGGATCAAAACCCAGTGTCTTACCATTTGGCAAACGAGCAATGCAAGCAATCTATTTCTCCGGCATATAGTAAACAAGGTTATCAAATACTGTTGCTGCCATCCTTGGATCATCCATCTTGACGCATCTAATCGGTGTATTTTGTGATGCTGCAACTAATGCAGAGACTTGTTTCTCGTCCATATTTGTGCAAACTACCTGTACAGGCGCATATGCTTTATGCATGTCCATAAATACTTCTGCCGCTCGTTCTGGTGTAGCATATTTCCCAATGACAAAAGTTCTTCCATCAAAAGTAGCGCTTATGCATTCATAGCTTGTTCTAAATTCGGTCCGGTCAAAATCATATGAAGCATCTTTTTTCTGTGACACAACCCTCATTCATCTTCCTCCGATCCATCCCAATCCGGACAAGAAAACTCTTTTTCTACATAATCTCCGACATACTCGCTCTCATTGTTTGCGCAAAAGTAATCTCCATTCTGCTCTTCACAATAATCGCAATTAAAACACATTTCTAACATTTTATTTACTGCCTTTTGGAATCTTTTTGAATTTTATTATCGAGTGTAATTTTTGAAATTTATCTGATGTGAATTTGATTTGATTGTCTTTGATGTGATTATCGATAAAGTATTATCGCACTATACCATATGCTATATCCGATTCTGTGTACCCCGTACTTTATGTCTACAACTTCCGAATGTACTTCGGTCAAGCATTCTATTTTCCTATTGACCATATCCCTGAAACTAATTTCAGAATCCGATTCTATTGGTGCCGTGATTTTAAGTGGTCTTATATAGTCCCTCCATGATAGACAGGCCTTTTTGTTTTTGGGGATATTTGAAGAACTTAGTATGCAACTCCTCCTGGGCTTTTGCAACCCCCTCCCCCTCCTGTTGGCTGCTTCTTCCGGCGTTTGCCTTTGCTTTAAATTATTCTAATTGTTCGTGCAATTCTCTGTTTGCGTTCTAACTATTCGTTAAACCTAAGTTTCTTAAACTGTTTAAACGAAAGTATGCGGCTCAAGGTGCTTAAATACTGGGGTTTGAATTGTTTGAATTGTCTATCACGATTTCGCCATTATCCGGGATTGAATTGTCACAGTTGTCCGGCAATCTCGCACAATTCCCATTCCCCAGTTTGGGGAGTTCCGAAGCTGTCAACGCTCTTGCTCTGGATCCCTGGTCTCTTACGCCCGGCATATTAAAGCCGCAGTACTTGTTGAGTGACGGCATGTAGCACATGGGATTGTTTTTCCCGGAGATCTGTAAACCTACAAGGCTTTCTTCCCGCATTTGTTCAATCTTTTTGCAAATGTCGGAAGCCGTGGAGCCTAGCCTTTCGCCATTTACCCATCCGTTAAGTGTATCTCTATGTATGCCAGTAAAAAAAGTAAACCCAACTATATTTATTACTTTCTCATAATCATTGCAAAGCCTTATATATATATCTAAGACTTTATTGACCTTGTCAATATCATATTGATTGCTAATATGATTATCATCTTTAAGGTATACAGGGTTGATTTTAAAAACATTGTCATATACATACTGACAGCAGTTATACCACCTATTTTGTGATACCTTGCACATATCCGTTATATTTCTGTCATCCATCCAGAGGTGTATATATTTGTCAATGTCATCGTTGTATATCTCGTCTATATCTACTCTTTCCGCTCTCTGTGCATCTGACATATATATACCTCCTTTCTGAACCATAAAAATAAACCGATACAATCGAGATCATCAAGATCTTAATTGTACCGGCTGCATGACTTCCGTTTCCGTTCTCCGGGTCCTGTGCGCTCTCTGTTGCCCGGATGCTTTTTGATTTACGATAACAATATCATTTATGTATAGCCTTTGTCAAGTATAAATTTAAACTACTGGGTATATCGCATATATAGATTATATCCGCGCGCGTTAAAGTATATGGTTTATGATTTTTTGTACTGTTGATATATATTATATATTATTTACTCCTTGATAAAAAATACAATGTATTGGAGAGGATATACTAATCTTATCTGCGTTTCCATTTCGTATCCATTCTGTATACAAAATTTACCGCTTTAAAGCATAAACGTTAAAATAGATCAAAAAAGAGAGATAAAAAATATCTCCCTTTATTATTAGATTATTAACTTTTATTTTGTCTGTCTGGCTCTAAATCTGTGATGTCGTCTCCTGTCGGGACAACCGTCCAACCCTTGTATGTGTACCCTGGTCGCTGATCCGGCGGAAGTTGCCCCATGACGCACCTTTTTACTCTGCTTAATCCTGACGTTATGTTGCGAAATTGCGCGCTATCCGGGGCACAATCAAATAGCTCCTCGCAGTTTTCCCGTAGCCAAAAATTTAATGATCTAAAACAATAATGTTTACCGTCTGGGGATATAAGGTGCCAGTTTTTGGCATTTACGTTTGTTTCATACCGACCGCTCTTAGGGCTTTTTTGGGCTGCCGGCGTGCCTTTTTGTAGGTTGTTAGTCAGCCCTTTCCCCCTTAACTTTTCTTTTGACGCCTCGCTCCACTTGTTCCGCTTGCCTTTGTGTGTCCGGCTTGCCCTTATTGATCTACAATCTGGAGAGCACGTAACCTTTTTGTCGCTTGGGGAGCATTTAAATTCTTTGCCGCATATCACGCATTTTTTAATCATAAAAATCTCCTTTGCAAGCAAATACAGGCAGACCTAACGCCTGCCTGTTAATAATTGCATTATGTTTTAATACTGCGGGTTTTCTTTTGCTAACTCCCAAACCTCGCCGAACTTCTCCTCGTGCCGTTTTGCGTACTCGTCAAAAAACTCCTGTTCCGAGCACGGCGCCAGCTCTCGGTGGATTTCCTCGCGCAAATCGTCGTCCATTAAGTTCTCAGCTACTGCATAATTGATTTCTTTCCCATACTCGTTTACACATGTATTTTTCATGATTCATTCTCCTTTTTTTGATCTTGTTTGTTGTTACTGGGCGGCTTTTGCGCCGCCCTTTGTTGCTTGTTGCTTAGTTGTCCTCGATGCCCTTTTGGGTGTCGTCTATGAGACGATCAACCATTTTTTCGGCTTTCTCATAATCCTTAGCCTTTAAGACTTCCTTGAGGTCTTTCAGATCCTGTAAAAGTCTTCTTAAGTAACTTTTAAATACGCTCATATCTTCGCTCATTTTTCTCCTTTCCGGCTTTCGCCTATTGCCTTTCGACAATATTATAATAACATTTTGTGCCTTATATGTCAATATATTTTTGTGCCTTATTTTAAAATTTTTTCATCATGTTCTAATTTTTCTATTACAGCAAGTTTGATAAAATCATTCACACTTTTATATCCGGCTTTTCGAATCCTTTCTTTTGTTCCAACTGCAAAACGGCAGTTGACCCGTTCGAATTTGTCATCATATTTATATACTGCTTTTCTCTGTGTTTCTGTTGTTTTTCTATCCTCTTCCATTTATAATACTCCTTTCTTTCCTTAATTTGTTCTATTATAACATTTTGTGCCTTATATGTCAATTAAAACGATTTTCTTCATAATAAATAGTTTCTATTTTTGTGCCTTATATATTTTTACCAATATACGCAATATTTTTGTGCCTTATATTTGTTTATTGTGTCTATTGTTTTTGTGCCTTATATAATGTATTATAATCTCAACAGGAAAACAAAAATATTATTCCAGGAGGAGATCTTATGAATGAATTAAATTGGTTAGTGGTTGATAAAATTCAAGCTTCGAAGTTTGAACCGGAATACAAGAATGTTGTGGCTGCTTTTAACTCGCTTGTGCTTGCAGAAGATTTTATAAATTTAGTTATCCCAGAAGCAACAAGAAAGCGTTTTTATATCGAGCATAGATAAAAAAGCCGAAACGGTCAGAAATGACCGTCAGCTGCGGACCGGTCGCCGCGGCTCTGACGATGGCAGACCAACACATATAGAAAGGTTATGGTGAAATATGATGACAGCATTAGAAAAAAGATACCAAGTCGTGATTGATAAAATCGGTTATGCAAGATTGTTAAATCTTCCGGAGCAAATAAAAGAATTGTTAAAAAATACAAAAGACTTGAAAACCAAAACGGAATTGCTAGAAGAGATAGCCAAAAATATTTAGTCGAAACCGCCCGCGTGGCGGTCTGCAGGAACTGCCCCACCTGCACCGATGAGACAGGGCACACGATGAAAGGATGGTTGAGCATATGAACAAATTAGAAGAAGCCCAAAAAGCATTTTTGAAAGTTAGGGATTATTTTTTAGAAACTCAAGAAGATTTCGCGCTGGCGAAGGCGTATAGCAAGCCCTGGAAGTGGTACAGAGAACACACAACAGACGAAGCTATTGAGATTTTGAGAAAAGAAGCAAACGCATAGAAAGGAAGGTTGATATTATGGAATTTATGGAGAAATTGCAGAAACAAAAAGACGATGCGAAAGCCGCTTATATTAAAGCCCGGGACGAATGGGCGGAAACCAGAACCGCCGAAAACATCAAAGGGGATCCCGAAAAGTGGCGCGCCCTTTGTGATCGGAAAATGGATTGTATGCGATTGGGTGTTATCATTTAAGCAAGTGCAGGCGGTGCAATGTTCCGGGGTTCGATTCCCCGGCTTGCCTTTACCCGGAAACGGGAAAATTTGAAAATATGGAGGAATGAAGTATGAAAAAAGAAAATTTTGAGTTATTTTTGGGATGTCTTGGGAATGGCATTACTGTATGTAATAAGTCAGTAGAGGAAAACGGCGCTTATAAGACAATCGCACATATCGCGGAATGTGGGAAAATTACATGGTATGTAAACCCGGTTTCCTGTGTTCCTGGTGGCGATCTTTTAAAAATTGAACATTTCGCAGATGTTCAGCGTGAAAAATGGGAAAAGTGGCTTGATTCTATGCCAGAATTGAAAAGATATGAAAAGCTTCTTGAAACTGTCCCAGCTGATATTATGCTTTACGCTATGAATTTAAACGGCGAACTTTGGCAGAAAATCAATTATTTAAAACAGGTATGCTATGAGAAATCATACTTTTAATACAGCCGCCGCAGAGGATTACAGCCGGATCACTTCCGGCGGCTTTTTTGTTTATACTTGTTGACGCAAAGCAGATGCATTGCGCGTTGACATTTTGGATGTATTGTGCATATAATGACTTATAGGCATGTGCGCGCCTATAATTGCAATGTCACGTAGACATTTGCTTTATTTGTTGTACTCATTTTGTGCATTTGTGCGGAGGTTTCCGCGTCTGCATTATTTCAGCGCTTCCAAAGGGACGACGGCACATAGCAAGATCGAGTGCGTCCAGAACACGGTTGAGTGCAATCTAAGCCTACGCTTGCAAAAAAGTTTCAAAAAAATTTTTCAAAAATCTTGACAGAATTCTCAAAATCTCGAAAACGCTTTTTTGTGCCGAAATCTGACCCTAGGGGGGTATCAAATTTTTTCCGAATATCTGGGCGAAAATTTCAAAAAATTTTTAAAAATCCAAAATTAAAAATCCTTGTCCAATTCTTAAGGTAGGGGGGATTGAAAATTTTTCCGAAAGTTTTCCGAAGTAAAAAGCAAAGCTTTTGCGGTATAATCGCTTTTGTTTAATTCATCTATCAATTTCTCTCTTGTCATCCCAGGGTTTGTCTTCTGAACGTAATGAAGTAAATCGTCTATTTTGTCCACTATGCCGCCCTCCAATCAATGTTTGCCATCAAATCATCCAGCAAATAAATCAAATCTGCACCATACATGCTTATCCAGTCCGCAAGATACTCTTCCTGCTCAATCGGCATATGAATGTTATAGGAAAAACAAAAACAATGGCAAAGCTCATGAGCCAGTATTTTGCGCAAATAACCATTTTTCGGTTTATCTGAAACATATATAGCCCTGTCGTTCCAATCTGTCACAGCAAGGCTGGTAGAGCCATCAGAGCGCATCAGCTTTCCGCTTGCACTGTGAACAAATTCTATTTTCCATTCAATACCATTTATTAAAAACATATTTTACCTCCAAAAAAGAAACCACCAGCCAAATATCAGCTAGTGGTTTCTAAATTCATGCTTATTTTACCTTTTATTCTTCAATAAGTAGGTAATTGATGTATCTTGTCGCCGTATCGTTGAGGTCTCTATTAAAATCAAGCAGATCAAGAGCGTATTCCGGTGGATATCCATAACTGGCGTAATATGCCTTTTCGATTGCGCGTAAGTTGTGCAGATCCGATAATTCCACGAGAATCTTGTGATATAAAAATTTTCGAGTCCAACCAAACCGTTCTAGGATTATACTTAACTTCCAGTTGTTCTTTGAAAACCATGTTTCCGTTTCATGTTTCCATCGAATCTCCCAGTGCTCAAACGGGTCTTTCTCCGTAATTGCAGGGTGCGGTTTTTTCAGCGCTTGTTCCATGTCGTGGAATCGTTTCACATATCGAGCAGTAAAGACAATTCCCTTTTCCCCGTTAAATTTGTTTGCGAGGAACTCACATCCCATGCGGGTTACTTTGTAGCATGGCATCTCCTTATTTTGTTCAGATAAGTATGTAGACGGTATAAAATAGTCGGTAACAACAATTTTGTTGTCTCCTAAAATTTGTATAATTCCTTTGATTTTTTTCGTTCCGTCCAGCTTTCTTAAAATCTGCCAGTGCGGCATTTCCATCATGTCCGCAATGTCGATAGTTGTCAGTGTCAGTTCTTCTTTGTTTTCTGAAATCTGAATATCGTTCATCAGCAAATCCCCCTCTCTTATATTTTCGGAACATAAGTTCCGTCCATAATGCCAATAGCAAGTTTCATGCCCTCTACGGCATAGAATCGGTTGCTGTCAGTAGTACAGTCAATAAGAAGTTCAAGCAATTCATCATAAACGCTTTCGCTCACAATTCCCTTAAGTCTCTCCATGAGCGGCTCAAAAAATTCGCGTCATTTCCCACCCTGTTCCTTATCTGCAATTTGACTTGCGTATACTATTTCTAAAAATTTGTTCATTATCTTTCACTGCCTTTCTTTTCAAAAAATGTTTGATTCCTCCGAAAGAAAGTGATATGATTGATTTATCAATTCATTTCGGATTGGTGTCAGAGTAGTCAGTTACCGCCAAGTAATGCTTGACTACTCTTTTTCTTTTTCCAAAAGAAGATGAATTCCTCGTCTTATAGCTTCGCCTTTAGTAAGATTGTATTTTTTACAATACAATCTCAATTTTAATTCAGTTTCTTTATCAAGACGAATGCTGAACCTGTTTGACTTTGGGTTATCAACTTTTGGACGACCTGCTGGTGACATTGAATCACTTCCTTTCTTGTCACACCTTTATTATATTTATGTCACACCAAAAAGTCAATATCTTTTTTCAAAAAATTTCCCTCAAAAATCAACACCCATATTTTGGGAGCAGTACATTCAAATCCACAAATCACTAGCTGATATTCAGTTGTCAATGTTCAAACAAACAGGGGCATTTCTGCCCCTGTCATTACATTTTGGAAACAAGCGTTGACAGCTTGCTCTTTGTCATCGTGCGCTCTTCCGGTGTCATGTCGGAGATAAGTTCCGCCATATCCTCCGAAAGCTCTTTCATGTATTTTTCAAGGTCATGCATCTTTGCATCCTTGTCCTCCGGCGTATTGCCCTTGTGAAGCTCTTTACTTTCCATGTAGGATTTACGGCTCATTCCGCTTTTGCCCTCTCTGCGGTCACGCATACCGCCATCTGCCGCAATTGTAGGCTCTGTGTAATACATTCGCCCATGTGGTCGATCAATGTCGCGGTCATGCTCCATATCGTGATACATTTCCGGTGTCATGTGCCAGTAAGGCGGCTCGTCATATCCTCTCCGCGTTCCTCTTCCCTTTGGCGCGAATCTGCCGTCTGCATACCGGTAACGGTCATAATACCGTCTGCCGTCTCCGTAACGCTCAAACATATCAAGAACCTGCTCTGGGTCTGCTTCGTCCATTGATTTTGTAAGTGTCCGGTAATACATTGCTTTCGCAAGGTCTTTAAGCATGTCCGTGACTTTTCCCATCTCTTCTGTATCTACACATTCGATACCTTTTGCAAACTCACACTCTGCGCTTTCAGACAGTTTTTCGATCATTTCGTGCATTCTCTTAATATCCATAAAACCGCCCTCCTTACGCTTCCCGGACTGCAATTAAATTGCTGTTCTGAACTTCGATTGCCTGCGTAGACGTATTCTGTACCGCTACCGTAACACAGCAACCGCGAGGAACGTCCACATATGCCTGCGCCGAAACGTTAAAGAAGTTTTCAACTGCCGCCGGTGTAACAATCATTCGAGTTGACTGCAACGGTTCTCCATCAATTGCAATAGCCAGTGAAATAGCTTCAACTGTGCCACCTGTAGGAATTTGAATGTTTCCAGAATAAGATACCAAAAATCTTGCCCGGCACTGATTTGTAAGTCCTCTTAATTTAACAATGCCACTTCCCTGTCTATGAACAATGCATTTTGTTGCGCATACCGGAGTTTCTGTAAATGCCACATCTTCTCCCTGCGCGACAGTTTGAATTGCAATTCCTGTAAATTCTGCCATAATGTTTTACCTCCAATCATAAAAAGGGCAGGTCTTATAGCCTGCCCTTGTGTTGATAATTCTGCAAAGCAGACATAATCACATTCTTTCGAGTGTGTTTTGAGTTCAAATCGAGAGGAAATCAAAAGGAACTCAAAAGGAACTCAAAAAGAACTCAAATTGATTAAGTTATTTCATATTAAATTTTAGTTATCTGTCTGTAATTTAGTGCCTTTAACATCCGCAACTTGTGTTGCATCCGCATCCGTAAGCATAAGCGTTTGGATTTGGAACAACGTAAGCCGGGATAGCTGCCGGATTAACGGCATTGATAATCTGCTGTGTCTGTGCACTCATTGCTGTTGTAAGCAATGCAGACTGGCGATCCTGTGAAGCAGCTATTCTTAAGTCATTATTTTCTGACTGTAAGGAAGAGATCTTTTCCTGACACAGGTAATCAAGGATTGCCCTTGTTCCTGCCTGCTGGCTGTCAATAATGTCTCTTGTGTTGCTGTTCATGGTGTTCTGCAGTGCACAGGTGTTCTGCGCCATATTGTAGTTCACACCCTGGATAGCTTCTCTGGTCTCACAGCAGCAATTAGCCAGCTGTGACTGCAAAGCATTCTGTGCCTGCATAAGTGTCACGTTTGTGGTATTAAATCCCTGCTGCGTCTGATATCCAAGGTTGCAGATTGCATTGTCTACACCATGGAAACCGTTCATAACGGCGGTATTCTGTGCGTAAAATCCATCACAGAGACCATTTGTGATACCATCTAACTTCCCGATGATAGACTGCGTGTCAAACCCACGCTGAATTGCAGAGTCGGTGTATGCAGATGCTGTTGCTCCCATACCTCCGTTTCCTCCCCAGCCATTGCCGCCAAAGCCGCCCCAGCCAAAGATCATAGCGAAGATAATGATAGCCCACCAGCCATCGCCGCCCCACATACCATCATTGTTTCTCCCGTTTCCTGTCACTGCCGCAATATCAGCAAGACTAGGAGATGCGTTTCCATTAAACATTTTGTTTACCTCCATCTGATTTATTTACAAATGGGATAACCGGTTATTGTGCGCGCAACCCAAAATGTACTAATGATTAAACATACTCATAACCTTTTGCTTTGCTTCATCTACTGTAATTCCTCTTTCTTTACAAAGGTTTTCTGCCATTGATTTTAAGCCATTGCTGTCTCCGTTTTGATACATTTGCATGGCATTTTTAGCCATTGGATTATTCTGTACCTGTGGGGAATTTATCATTTGATTCAAAATCATTTGCATCGGATTCATTCGGATTCACTCTCCTTTTTAATTTGAGAAGTTTTTTTCTGTGGAACCGGAATTTTACCAATACGTTCCTCTAACTGTTCAATTTTTCCAAACAGTTCATCAAACTTTCCCATAAATGCCCCTGTGCACTCGTCTGATAGGTCAAATTTCATTTTTTCTGGTTCATGCGATAAATTGTTAGTCATATCATTTAAAACCGGCTTAAAAACGATTGTACGAATTGTACCATCTGCGTTCCAGCTTTTGGCGTATATTTCCGACATATCCTGCTTTGGGAAAAACGCCACGCTTCCATCCATCGGCACATCGTTTGCAGTAATATTTTCAACAGAAGGCACAATTTTTCCATTTATTCCAATAGGCGTCATTTGTGGCTGCTGAATTTGTTGTGTTTGCGCCGGTTGAAAATAATTTTGTGGCTGTTCAATTCTTTGCTGATTACCATATGGATTGTACCCATATGATGCCTGATAAGGAATTTGCTGACTATAGCCCGGTGCCGGATAAACTCCGTTCATGTTCATTTTCTTCAACCTCCTCCAAAACATCCTCGATTGCGTGAATGATAGATGACTGCGTTGACAAATCTAATGATTGCAATTCTTTTCTGGCAAAAATTTTCTCAAGAACATCGTCAGAAAACATTATCATCCCTCCCTTTGCTTATATTGTGGCATAAAAAAAGACGGTAAAACCGCCAGAATACCGTCTAAATAACGCCTGTTTCCCGCCGCATTACCGCCAAAATTGCAATAAAAAAGAACGCATCAAGCGTCCGTACATTTGTTCGTGTTACCTTTGGTGTTACCTTTGATTTTGACTTTCAGAAAAGACACCATTCAGAATCTCCTTTCTTCCAGTAAAATCAAGGCTTCACAAGGTTTTCAATTTTTAAAAAATAGTAGCGGAAGGGAGATTTGAACTCTCGACACCACGGGTATGAACCGTGTGCTCTAGCCAACTGAGCTATTCCGCCATATTATATTGATATCTATGGGAC